TGCTAAGGTTTCCAGCGGGTATCTTGATGATAACGGATTCCCTATTACCTAAACCAACGATGTTGGTGGAACCACCCAACGTGACTAAGCTCGATGGTCTGGGCAAAATCGTGGAGGGGGCAACATCGTCGGCTATCGCGACAAAGGGGATACTGGGGTCAATTGGTGCAGTTATGGTGTAGATACCATTGTTGAAGGGGAGCACGGATTGTGGGCGAGAAGAGTTGATCGCCTGAAATCCATCAAACTCCCAGAACATCTCTCCCATAGGTTGGGCAGACAGACTGGAGCGGATAGGTGCTTTCCACACTTCAATGGCACCACCCCACGACATCGCATTGACAGTTGGAACTATCTCGATGACGTGGCTAGCATATCTAAATGCCGATACTACTGAACTCTCTGAATGCACTGGAAACAAAGTCGCTGCATCTGAGTAGAGTACGGGCACCAAGGTAATGGCGGCGGTACCAGCTCTCGAGCCATACCAAAATGCGACTCCTGGTGTTGGCAGAAGCACTATATAGGTATCTAGCGTGGCTGAGGGCGCTGGGGTGGTATTAACTGCGGAAAATCGTTTCACAACGACCCTTCCATCGTATTCATCTGGGATACCCGTGAAGGCATCCATCTCAAAGTCGTTCGGTGACGTTGAACACTTGAGGTAAGCTGTGCCGGCGCTAGAGACTGTTGGGGCTTTGGCCTTCGTCATTTTCTTCTCCTTCGGTTTCTGTGGAGGCACTGCCTGCATCAGGAACTGGGGAGGACGAACTGCCGCTGCTGCACGAGCCTGCGTTGCGGGGTTTCCGGACTTTCTCTTTCTTGCTCTTTGGTTTCGTTTGGCCATTTGGTGTACGGGGAGTTAAAGACGTCCCTGGTCGCGATAAGTGTTGTACGGGCTGCTTATCGGACACTCCAGCTGGTGGGCGGTCGCCGGCATAGATATCACCTTGGAATGCAACGGGGAACTGGAACTTCTTCCGCTCTCCTTTGATAACATGACTTGGAAAGTCCCTAAATTTCTTGGCACCGTTATATGCTTTCTCGATAACCTCCAATTCTGTGACTGTGATACCTAGTCGCAAAGCGACTAGGTCCATCAGTTCGTCTTTGGTGGCAGAGCATGTTACGGCGTTTTCTTCCTCAAGAAAATGGGTCATCATGAAACCATTTACACTCCTGGTTGCCAGGTCATATTTAGGGTCCGCTACTACCTTATTGTAATCACGTTTTAGAAGACGCAACACAGCTCTAGACATCGTACCAATTATGGGAATATTGGGATAGAGTCTCGCATATGCGTCAAACTTACGGAAGGCAGCTTCTGACGGAGGAACCCCTTTGCCTGTGGCAGTGGAACTCGCTTTGGCTACAAAACGGATCGGATCATAGAACATCTTCCCAGATCCGAAATAGACCATACCCAGAAAAGACACGGGCTGGCCTCGAGCAACTTGACTGACCTTAACCTTAAACCCAAGGAGGTCAGCCACTTCTACGGCTTTAGAAGCATCTATATCAGCGTGTAGACCGTCGTCTCCGCCCACAAGTCCGACCTTGGTCCATGCTTCCTCGAAGGTATGTCCCATTGCGATGTACACGCAAAGGACGTAAAAGAAGTTTAAGATGGTATTAAAGATCGAGGTGAAATACTCCCCAGAACGTCTGGAAGCATCCAACTCAATAACAACACCGTTTAACTTCTTCGACTTACCTTTAGCAAAGACCTTGGCATGCCAAGACTTCCACATAGGGTGAAATTCACGCCGAAAGAACTCCAAACCCAACTCCATCTCGAAGTTTCGCATCCACTTATTAATTGATGCGTCCATCTTTGAGAAGTCGAGTTCCGACATGTGTTCCTTACAAGATCTAACGAGCTCCTCCACTAAATCATGCAACTTGGACGGATCAGTGAATCCCCAGTTCTTCTTCAAGAAAGTCTTGAAGTGAGAGCCTAGGGGTTCACCGAACATGCGGGTAAATACACGCGTATGGTCATCCATATTGCCTATGATACGGGAGGCTGATTCCGCGTTGGTTATTTCGCTTTTCAAGAAAATCTTAGTGGCCTCAGCCAGCAATTTGATAGCGTCATTCTCAACCAAACTAAAGGCCTTATCTTGGGAAGGGCGGTCTCGGGAACGAGCCTCTTCTTGAGTCAAGGGTACACCTTTATTCTTCATCTCTTTCGGGAACAACTTTGCTTTGAACTTCTTAAACACTTCCTCCACCCACTCGGGCGGTTTAGTGTCATTCAAGAAGGGTTTGACGCGAACTTCCGCAGCCTCTACGACAGCTTGTGTGTCCTTACGGATCACACCTACCTCAACCGTTGATAACGACGGTATCAGCTTTACAGGCTGAACGTCTTCGGGAGATACGTTGTCTGGCTTTTCACTAAGTTTGACTATCTCAGCTTCTCCCTCTCCTCCTTCGAGGGCCGAGGTTCCGTCGGATGGGCAATTCACAATACGGATATGAGCCATGATAGACTTAGCAACAAACGGGGCGTCATGCAAAGGATCCTTGCTTCCAT